CAAGTAGAATTAGTTAGCCTTGAGGTTGACAAAAGCATCCCATCAACTTTTTTCTTTTTATCTAAATTAGGTGCTAAGATACCTAACATTAGATTTGTTACAAAATACCAAGAAAAATGGGATGGTATTGATGTGCTAATTACTGCATGTCCTAATGCACTTGAATGTAAACCAACTGGCAAGATTAGTGTTAAGGTTAAATCACATTATAATAAAGATGTTGCTGCCGATTATGAAATAGATTCAATTCTTGATTTTATAAAAGACGAAGAACTTAGAAATAAAATTCTATCAACCAAAATAACAACATACGAAGAAATTAATTAAAATGATAGAATTCGGAGGAATAATATATTATATTGATATAAATGCATTTGATAAGGCAGTAACTACGCCAAATAAACCAACTGAAAAAGTAAAACAATCAGATAAAAAAACTGTTACAAATGAAGAAGGTGCAATAGTTGGAACTGAAACTGTTGAATTAATTCGTGAAAGAGGTAAAGAAATTGATGCCCCAAAATACGATGTCTTAAGAATGATGTTAGAGGTGTTAATTGATTATGATGATGAATCTGACACAACGCTTGGTGCTGATAGAGCACTAGAAAAAACCCCTTTAGCATATAAATTAGCTTTCAATACCCTTATTAATTACGGTATTTTAAGAGAAAAAGAATAACATAACCAAAACAAACAAAAATGGAAGAACAAAAAAAACAAATCACAGACCAAGTAACCCAAATAAATGGTGTTATTGAACAATTAGAAAATAAAAATTTTAAACTATACTTCTTTACGTTAGATACCAAAGGTAATCCAACAGCTGGTATAGCTAACATCTACGAACATGTTAAAATGCTTACTGAGTTAGGTTTTGAAGCATGTATCTTACATGAAAAGAATGACTATAAGCTTAAAGGTGATGAAAATGGACCTGGATTAGGGGATTGGTTAGGTGAAGAATATGCTGCTTTACCACATGTTTCAATCGAAGCTGGAAACCTTAATATCAGCCCAGCTGATTTCATTATCATCCCAGAAATCTTCGCTAACATTATGGACCAAGTTAAAGGGTTCCCTTGTAAAAAAATTGTTTTATCACAAAGCTACGATTACTTATTAGAATTATTAGGTGTTGGTAAAAGATGGAATACTGATTTCGGTTTCAATGATGTAATTACAACAAGTATGAAACAAGCACAATACTTAACAAATTTATTCCCTAGCATTAGAACATATATTGTTCCACCATCTATCCCATCTTATTTCAAAGATAGCTATAAACCAAAACAACCAGTTGTATCAATCGTTACAAGAAATCATGGTGATGCAGCTAAAATTGCTAAATCATTCTATTTACAATATCCAGTTTACAAATGGATTACATTCAAAGAATTAAGAGGTCTTACAAGACAACAATTTGCAAATGAATTAGCTTCATCTTGTTTAGCTGTTTGGGTTGATGACCAATCTGGTTTTGGAACGTTCCCAATTGAAGCTATGGAATGTAACACACCTGTAATTGGCAAGATGCCAAATCTTATCCCAGAGTGGATGGAAACCAAAGACGAAGCTGGTAACTTAGTTATTAGAAATAACGGTGTTTGGACCAATACTACACTTAATATCCCAGAGCTTATCGCAACATATATGAAAGTATGGTTAGAAGATTCAGTTCCAGCAGAATTAACTAACGGTATGAAAGAAAGCCAAGGGTTATACACTGAAGAAAAACAAAAAGATGCAGTTAAAAATGTATATCTAGGTATTCTTGAAGGCAGAAAAGGTGAATTAAAAATTATGTTGACTAACTTAGAAGAACAAGCTAAGTCACTTGAAACAACTAACGTAGAATTAAAATAAACAAACAAATGGAAAAAAATAATATCAGCGTTGTACTACCAGTACACGAATTAAACGAAATTACAAAAAAATTATTTGCTAATGCAGTACAAAGTGTTACCGACCAAATAGTAAGACCAGACGAATTAGTAATCGTAGCACCTAAAGGTAGCGAAACAGCATCATATATTAAATCTTTTGATTATGGTGACTACAAAGCTTCAGTAACTATCATTGAAAATGATGGTGAAACAGATTTCTGTTCACAAGTTAATGCTGGTGTTGCTGGTTCTAAATCAGAGTGGTTTAGTATCTTAGAATTTGATGACGAATTCGCTAAGATTTGGTTTAAGAATGTTGTTGAATACAGAAAAGCTCATACCAATATAGATTTATTTTTACCAATCGTAATTGACGTTGATGGAAATAATAGCTTTATCGGATTCACTAATGAAGCTGTATGGGCACAAAGTTTCTCTGAAGTATTAGGTGTATTAGATAACGCAGCCTTATTAACTTACCAGAATTTTAATACTGATGGTATGGTTATTCGTAAATCAGTTTATGATGAATTTGGTGGGTTTAAACCATCAATAAAATTAACATTTATTTATGAGTTTTTATTACGCATGACATTCAAAGATGTTAAGATTATGGTTATACCTAAATTTGGTTATAAACATATTAATCAACGTCCAGATTCTTTATTCCAATCTTACAAAGAATCTCTTGACCCTATCGAAGCTAGATGGTGGTTATCGCAAGCAAAAAAAGAAAGTTATTTTGCTAAAGATAGAAAGATAACGTATAAGACTGAAAATGCATAAATGGAAACCAAACGAGGACGTAAAAGGAAAAATGAAATGTACTTTGGTCCAGATGAGGAAGAAGCTGTTATAAAATTTTTAGAATCAACAGACGAAGCAGAAAGGGATTTTATTTTTAACGAGTGGTTGAAAGCACCACTCGATAAAATGGTTGAATCGATAATCAGAAGATATAAATTATATCGTAAAACTGAAACCTTTGAAGAATTACATGGTGATACTGTGTCATTCCTAATGACTAAGGTGCACAAGTTTGAAAGTGGTAGAGGGAAAAAAGCTTATTCATATTTTGGAACAATAGCTAAGAATTATATTCTTGGTTTACTTATCAAAGATGAGAAATACATGAAACAGACATCTTCATATGAAGATATGTCTGATTATATTGAGGGTAGAGAAGATTTAACATATACTATCGATGGTGACGAGTTTTCAATGGATGTTTTTATTAAAAAACTAATTGACGATATTAAACGTGAATTGGAAGACGAAACACTACCCGTTAAAAAGAGACTAAACGATAATGAACGTAAAGTTGGATTTGCACTTATTGAAATATTAGAAAATTGGGAAACAGCATTCGAATCAATGAATGGTGGTTCAAAATATAATAAAAATTCAGTATTAGAAACCATGCGAAACTATACCAATCTTTCAACAAAGGATATTAGATTGGCCATGAAGCGATATAAAGAGCTTTATGAGATACTAAAACACCATGGTTTGTAGAAATACTACAAAATGTTCTTTTTTGTCAGAAAACTGCAATAACAGATATTTATAGTAAAAAGAAATCATGCCTAGAAAAAAGAAACAAGACGTAAAAGTAAACAATACAGAATCATTAGAAGGTCTTATGCAAGAGACCTACAACGATGCCTGTTTACAAATAACTGATGCTCAAAGAGTAATCAATGAATTATCAACTGGTGTAACACCACAAGATGTGGATGACCACACTAAGGTTGCTAAAGAAAAAGCTGGACTCCTTAAGGTTAAAGAATCTGGTATCAGAATTAAGCTGGAAATAGCTAAGCTTCAAAGTGATATTATTAAAAATCGTGGTGACGTTGATGCTGCGGTATCCGAAAGAAGTAATGGTTCAGCATCTATCAGTGATTTTAAATCGATTAGAGAGATGATGAAAAAAGAAAAGTTAGATAATGAATCTCAGAATGATATTGATTAATCATGAATTTAAAAGATAAAAAAAAGAAAATATTTGGTTTTATTGCAGCACTTAAATTACTTGCTGGTGATACCGCTGGTCTTGATTATTTATCTAAATTAGGTTTAGATAAACTTAATTTTAAAAATGGTATGCCTAAATTAAAATTAAGTGCTTCATTTAATTCAGTATCAAACGGAACAAACCCAATACAATTTCTACTTGACTTGGTTAAATCACTAGTTGGTTTTGAAGCGTTATTAGAAGGATTCACAACTAGTATAACGTATTCAATGCCAAACATTATTGAAGAAATTTTAAAACTTATACAAACTGAATTAAAAGGTCTTGTATCTTGTGGAGTAGACCCAAGCATTCCTAGTTTTCTTGTAAATCCAGGCATTATTATTGAAGTTTCAAAAATAGATTCTTTAGATTTATTTAAAATCGACCCAAGCTCAACAGCTGGTCAATTACTTTATCAAGATATAACATCACCATTAACCAACAGTAACGATTTAAACACTTTTCTTTATGGTGTTATCCAAGATGATGGTACTACACATTCATGGAAAAATATATTAGATATAACGTTTAATTCAGTTGGTATTCCAAATGTAAGACCAAATAATTCATTTACTATAAAGGTTCCATCAGCATATGGTGTAAAAACACTTACCGACCTTAATAATGATTTCTTAAAAAATCTATCAACACCATCAGCACCGCTTTTAGATTCAAAAAAAATGGTTAATGATGTCGTAGATAGTGTATATGGAACTGTTTCAGCTGCTGCTAAAAAAACACTTAAACAATTACAACAACAAGCTGAAATCGATAACATAGTTGAGTGCTTAGCTAATACTGATTCTGGTGATGAAATAGATAATAATTATTTTACATTTACCAACGAAGAAGTTTATGTTCATGAAGAAACGGCTTCATTAAAACAAAAGGGTATTGTTAAATTAGAATGTTGTAACAAAGTACAATCTAGTATTCCTGTAACATTTTTAACATCCTTTAATGATGAAATGAATCAAGCCACGTTAATGGAAGATAAAAGGACAATCATTGCTAATAATTTGAATAAAATGGCAACACAATCTGCCGCTAATTCAACTAACCCTAGTGATGATATTACCATCAAATTAAATTTTATCGAAAGCTTAATTAAAAACTTAACAAAAGCTATTGTTGGTAATTTTTTATCACCAAAGTTAATTATGATTTTCTTAATTAATTTCAAAGTGGCTTTTGGTGCCGCAGCAGTATTTGAAGATGCTATTGATTTCTTAAAAAAGAATAAAAATTTGATACATGCAATTATTAAAAAAGTAACTGAAATGATGATAAAAATTCTTTTAAATATCGCATTAAAAAAAATTGCTGCGTTAATTGCTGGTAGTGAAATAACAAAACAAAAAGAAAAAGCTAAAAATAAATTAAATCAAATCTTGTCACTTACAGGTGTAGATGTAAATTTATTAAAAATAACGAAACTGATTAATATAAGTGCTAAGATACAATGAGTTGTAAAAATACTAAAAAGAAAGGTGCATCCACGTTTAACATGGA